TAAAACTCTCTATAGGAGTGGAAATTGATACTAGCTCATTGTAGCATCAAGGGGCTTAAAATACAATACCCCCCTGCCCTTTAGAAGGGGGAGGAGGGTATGGTATTATTTTCTTATGTCTACGACTTAGTAGTCAGTACCCAATTCCTCAGTCTCCAGATTACGGGGACGGCGAGGATGGGTTGGGGTTGGACGAACACCGTTAAGTTCACGACCTGTATCAGCGGCGTCTACACCGGCTGTGATAGCTGTCTGAAGGGTACTGAAATCAGTGGTTGCCTCCATAATAGCTAGTAGGTTGTTAAACTGGCGGCGAAGCTCATCGAACTCCTGGCTGTTCTGGTCGCTTACGACTTTTCTTGCTCTTGCCATGATTATATTCCTTACTCAACGTCCTTCTTAGGGGCTGCCTTCTTAGGGGCTGCCTTCTTGAAGAAGCTGGGTTTGTCTTCTTTAGGTTTATCGCTCTTAGGCTTCGAAACCTTGACCTCAGCCTTCTTCTCTTCCTTCTTCTCTTCCTTCTTAGGGGCTGGAGCAGGGGCTGGAGCTGGGGCTGGAGCGGCCTTCTTAGGGGCCTCTTCGACTACCGCGATCCTGTTAGGGCGTACACGGGAGTAGGCTTTGATCTGAGGGACATCGCTTGCAAAACATTCAGCGACACCATTCTCATCGAAGTTAAGAACTAATGAATCACCCACGACAAGAACTTTGCCGCGAATGCTATTACTCTTTACTTTCACTCTCTTCATCAGTATCTCCTGATTCGTTTGTGGATGTTCCGGTTTCATGGAGTTAGCAAACAGAGTAGTTTTTAGCTCTCCTGCTCTTTTCCCCCTGGCTTTGGATATCTTCTTATCCTCACCCAGTCCAGAAAGGTCAAAGTTTACCTTGACACCTTCTGGGTTTGTATCTCCATCTTCGTCCGAAGCCTTATTAGCTTCTTCTCGGGATCGAAATAGGCAAGAGCCACAAGAGTTAACTTCCTCATTATTTGAAGGAAGTTCTTTATCACACCATTGACACTTAGCCATAAAACAAGGGGCAGGGGCTAGAATGATTCCTAGCCCCTACCTATCCTTTAACGAACTTCGAGACGACCGATGTTGATCATGCGAATCCACTTCTTAGGAGCGAAGAGGATTGGAGTACCGTACAGAAGAATCATCCAACGGTAAGCTGGGGAGAGAACTGCAAGGTCCATCTTCATCATAGGCATGAGCTGACGGAATGTAAGAACCGATGGTGTAAGCTCACCCAAGTACGCCGTAGACGTGAATGGTAGGGTAAGGTTTTCATCGTTCCAGACTGTGGTACCTGAGGCTGCCTGGGAGGCAACTGGAACCTGAGCGACAAGGGCGTAAGCCGAAAGATCCGTAGGAACGCCAGCTGCAAGAGTTGCAGACGAGCGGTAGATGCGAAGGTATTCAGCTGGGAAGGCACCAACAGAAGGTGCGTTATCAACAGAGACAGGAAGGTAAGTTCCGGCGTCCTTGTTAACCTGAGTCTGTGCCTCAACCGCAGCCTGAACTGGGGAAGGAGCGGACTCACCGAAACGGTTACAAGCCGTTGCGACGTAGTTCACGTTGGAGGTACCGGTTGGGGCACCCTTGTTGTGGTCACCAGATGTGCCAGTTGGCGTAATCGCAGCGATGATCGCTGGAGCCGCTGGAGCATTTGGAGACGTTGCAGCTGCAGGTGGGGTCGAGGTCTGACGAATGAATACGTCAGGGTTGAACTCGATTACGCCAGCCTGGGTGCTGATTGTCTGGATGGACTGACCAACCTGACCATTTTGTGGTGCAGGTAGGGAGACGCGCTCACGAGGGTAGAACGTCTTTACAAGGTCGGACATCGTGCGAGTACCGAGGAACATGTCGGTTGGGAAACCGTAGTTCTCGATGATCTCGTTTGCTGCCTCTTCCATGTCTGCTTCCTGGATGGAGTTACCTTCCAAGTCGAGAACGGACGATGCATCAATCAAGGAGTCAAGGCCATCCCACTGCTCTGCTTCACCATCGAAGGAGAGAGAGGAGTCACCAGCGAACAAGTTACGTTCAACTTGCTCAAGCAACCAAAGGATGCCCGACTGGTTCTCAAGAGCGATCAAGTCGCCATGAGCTGGATGGACAAGGGACGCCTGATGCGTGACCTCGCGGGTGGTACCAAGGAACTTAACAAGCTGAACACGACGTGCGTACGAAGTGTCGGTAGCCTGTGGAAGCTCACCTTCCTGAACGAAAGGATTCTGGTTTCCACCGTAGTTAATTAGTTGGTTGTATTCCTCAACGGTCGAGTAAGCTGGGCTCTTGGGGATCTTCTTCCATAGTTTAATATGGGAGGAGGTGTAGGTAAGCACCTTAAGTGATGCTTCAAGGGACTCGACACGAAGTGCGGAACCACCTGTTTTACCTGCGCCGGTCTGGTAACCAGCTTCAAGTGCTTTGCTCAGCTCAGCGATATCCTGATCGGTTCCTGCACCGAAACCAGACATACCTGACGTTGAGTTCTGAAAGGACGAAAGACCAATAGTCATTTTATATTCTCCTAATAGATTCTATTAGCGACTACCGGTACGGTATGCGCGGATTTTAGCGTCCAAGTCCGATGCGAGGACATTTGTGGACTCAAACTTAACGACCTCAGTTGCACTGAGATCTCCCGACTGAACCATTTCAGTCATGGTGCCTAGAACCTGGCTCTTCGAAAGCTGCTCACCCTCAGGTGCTGCTGCTCCGCCTGCGCCAAAGCTCTTCTCAACGGCCGTTGCGGACTTAGGAGCGCGCGCTGGCGTGCTCTCAAGCTGCTCGATGCGCTGAGACTGGAGGGTAAGAACCTCTGCAAGACCTACGATTGACTTCGCAAGCTCTGCATTGTATCCGTTTTGCTCCGCGTGTGCGCCTTCGAGGGACTTCGTAAGACGAGCCTCAACACCCGAAAGTGCATCGCTGTTTACGTTGGCCCAGCCAGCTAGGAAGGACGAAACCTCAAGACCCTTGGAAACGTCTTCGTTCTCAAGAAGGCTCTTGGCGAAAGGATTCTTTTTGTCGTCCTTGTCGTCATCCTTGTCGTCGTCCTTGTCATCACAGTCAGCTGCCTTAGAGACGCTCTTCTTGCCAGTACCGGAGAAGTTGTCGAACATACCCTTCTCGATTACTGCGGAAAGAACGGCCTTCTCTACTGCATCAAGGGTTTCCCCTGCTGCTGCCTTGGCTAGTACGGACTTGACCATTTCTGCGGAACCGGAATAGTCCGTTCCGTTCTCGTCAATACCGTCTGTTGCTCCATCCTCAGGTGACGTACGCTGTCCTGTTCCGGCCCATGTTCCTGGGTCAGAGTTGGTTGGCGTATGGAATACCTGAGTTGATCCACCATCGGAACCAGCGCCTGCGCCAGCATCTCGCATCGACTCTACATCAGTCGTTGCGGTGCCGCGTGAGCTGTGGCCCTTTGCGAGATCCTGGAGCGTTTCAAGTGCCTTTGAGACACTCTCTTCTGCTACAGTTTTTTCACTCATTTGATTGCTCCTTAAAAAAGCTCAAACACTACATTTGCGACAGCCACTGCAGCTTCCTCTGTTAGTCCTTCGGACTTCTGGAGGTGATCTACAGTCTCGTCGTAGGTTAATGCCTTGCTAGTGCGATCCTTTTTGACGCCACCTTCAAGACTCTCTGGTACAAGCGGTGATCCACCGCCTGCGGTTAATGCCTTCTCTTCATCCTCTTCTGCTTCATCAGCAACGTCAGATTTAGTTAGTGCCCATTTATCTGCAGACAAGGATTTTGCAATCTCTGCCCACGTAGTTGTATTTACTGGTGCGGGGGTTAGTGCGATGTCTTGAATCCAACATTCGGCAATCTCTTTGCCCGCACGCCTCTTTACCTTGCCCTGAATAGAGAAACCAACCTGACGGGTGGAACCAGACTCGTTGAGAGCGTGCATTAGCTCCCAGTACTCGTCTGCCTTCTTGTGGCTATTGAAGAGAAAACCCTTCACCCACATACCGTTCTTGGTGATTTTGCATTCAGTAGGTTGCCCGACCTTGTGTTCAGGTCCGGTCTTGTGATCATCGTTGAAGTACCCGTGCTTCAGGAAGTATGAGAAGTCAATGCCGTGTTGCTTGACAATTTCACCCTGTAAGTCGCGGGAGTCAGTGGAAGCGATTCCCTGAATCCAACGCTTGGTGTCTTTGCCTTTTCCAGACTTCTTTACTTCAAGAGCGGTCGCGGGCATGAAGAATGTGAATGTGTCTTCGTCAGTCCAGCCATGTTGCATATTGAGTATTACCTTGTAGTCTAAAATAAAAAGGGAGCACTAGACACGTTTTATAGGTGTCAAGTAACTCCCTTTGTGGAGAAGGCTATTCTGTACAGAAGCCCTCTATAAGGTGGAGACCTCAAGCTTCACTACTAAGTATATAACATCCTATCGTACTGTCAACTAAAAAGATTACTTTTTGTCGAAAGACCGTAGATAAAGGGAAGGTGAACGTTCTTGAGCGAGGGACTTCACCATGTCAACGTCCAGCTTTACAGGGATAGGAATCTCGTCCCCACATCCTTTGCAGACGGCGCGTGCTCCCTTTTCCTCAGAGATGAGGAGAATCTTGGTCCTCATCTTGATCTCGCCATCAATGCTCTTGATGACCATCTCGTGGCACTTGGAACAGGCTAGGAATACTGTATTACTCATTAAACCACCACCCGATAGGTTCCGTCTTCCTCTATGACTATTGCTTTGTCTAGGTTCTCTAGGTCTGCGTAGGTCCCGCCAACATCACCGAAGTTGGGCGAAGCCTCAGCTTCAAGCACCCTAGGGGCCTGCGGTGGGGCGTTCTCTACTACATACTGCGCGAGGTCTGGAGTAATACCGAAGTACTTGGCTCCGAAGCTATGAACCACGCTGGCGAACATATTACCGCCCTTGGTCAGGTCAAAGCTGGTGAAGGGGATATCATACACAGAAACGTTTACTGGGCAGCCCTCTCTATCGTAGAAGTCGATGGAGTTGGTCGTAACCACCCCATACAGAGTCGTACCCTTGACTGACTCTACGGGGACCGTTGAGCTAGGCACAGGGAAGTGGGACTTGACTAGCGAGTAGGTTGTGTCCTCGAAGGCCTCGCCCATGTACTGGTAAGCGATGTGCTTGACCATTTCTGGAATCTCAGGAACTTCGGAGGTCTCTTCCTCTGGCTCTGCTGTGTAGGAGATTTCTGCTTCCATAGCAGTGTGGGCTTCTTGAGCCTCGTTCATCTTCTCCATCAGCTCAGGATTGGCTGCAGCGAAGAAGGAGTCCTTGACCATGGCCCAGGAGTATGAGTGGTCGTTGTGGTTGCCGTAGACCAATCCCTCAGATGGAATGGCTGTGTAGTTTCCTATGCCCGAATCGACGGTGATGCTCTCGGCCTTCTTGGCTCTGGCAACTTTGACCATCTCACGAACGTCAGCTACGGATGGATGGGGCTGTCCTTCGATTTGATCCCCCTCGTCGTCCATTTCAAGCTCTGCACGTTCCCAAAGCTCTGGTCGGGAAGGGTGGCCCTTGGTGCTGTGGAGAATGAGCGCATCCTCCTCATTGAGGTTAGGATCCATTACCATCCAGTGGTAGGGGGCAAAGTGGAAGGCAGGGTTGCCATATCCCAGAAGGAAATGGAGGTTGCCCTCAATAGACCCTAGGGTCTTCTTCTTGCCCTCGTGGCCAGGGTAGCTGGTGGTGAAGGTCAGGTCGGCTGCCTTCTTGCCCTTTAGCTGCTCTGCCATGTGGGAAAGGCGCTTCCAGTTCTCTAGGCCAAGGGGCTTCCTTGCTTTCGTGATAGGCTCCCAGGAGTCAAATAGATCTAGTTCCATTACTCTGCCACCTTTTCTTGGTCAGTGTCAACTGCCCCAGCTTCCTGGTCGGCGTTTTCTGATTCCACTATGTTGCCGTCTGCATCCGTACCGGAGCTGTCTTCGCCTTCTTCTTCTGCGGCGGCTTCTTCATTAGAGGCTGCTACAGCGGCGTCAACCTCTGCCTGCTCCTCTGGAGATATGTCGTGCATAGGCTGGGCGTGGAGCCAGGTGGAGAACTCAATCTCATCGTCCCGGCGACCTACAAGGTCGGAGAACACGGTGAGAGCAGTATAGTCGTCTGCGTCGATTCTCGGCACAATACTCTTCTGGACGGTAGTGCCGTAGTTTTCAAGCAGTAAGTCTCTGAGCTTGGGGTCTACCAGATACTGCAAATCCTTCTGGGTCCCAAACACTCTCTTCAACTCACTAAGAGTTTCTCCGTCTACTTCATCAGGATCGAAGTCCTCAAAGGCTAGGCGGTTGATGATGCGCGAGTAGATGTGGCTGGCGTGCCAGGAGAGGAGGTAGGCTGGAGATACCCTGAGGTATTTGAAGATGGAAGCTAGATGCTTTACGCCAAGCTTTCCTTCTCCCTGCATAGAGATAATGCTAAACAGAGGAGCTGCAGGGTCTCTAGGGCCTTGCAGGCTTGTCAAGAAGTCAAGCAGGTCTGGGTCACAAAGGAACTTGCGTCCTAGTAGCTTCACAGTCTTGTCGATGAAAGACAGGTCGGAGACTGTGGCTTCCGCCAGCTCCTCAAGCTCATAAAGGCCCTGATCCATAAGCAGAAGCATGGCCCCTATGACTTTGTCCTTGGGGTGTTCGGATGTGAACTTTTCTCTCGCGAAGTTACGAAGCTTTGGAATATTGGCGTCTGTGACGCGAAGCTGGTACTGAACCCACAGGTCTAAGTTCTCTCGAACGTCAGAGTCCAGGTAGATGTAGCGTCGATCAACGTCGCGCTCGTACATCTCATACCAAATGTTTCTGGGGTCTAGGGAGTTGTAGTCTGGGTTCTCTTCAGGCATCATGTCTGGGGGAACTGCCTGGCTGCGCTTTTGGCCATCTGCGGTAAAGAACTGAGGGTTCTCTGCTGGCATGGGCTGGTCCTTAGCCATTAGCGGAATGCCAAGAGTTGGGTCGTAGTCTGGGGTGCCTTCCGGCGCGTTAGAGTACTTCCAGTAGTTGTGGAAGTTGTCAATGTACCAGTAATCGTATAGACCAAACTCACCAGACTTGAACACGTAGGAGTGATCTGGATCCACCATGTCAGGCATCATGCCCTTGCTTAGGTCCCTAGGAGTGCCTAGGCCTGTTCCGTAGTCATCCATATCTTTCTTAGCCTCTGACTGCTCAACAGGAGGTCCCGATTGCACAAGTATGTGATCCATCATCAACTCGTGAATATGCTTATCACCAACAGTGATAGGAGGACCAGATAGGTTGCCTCTTACCTCGTGCCGGTGGTCTGCACCTTCTGTTACGGACGAAACGATCTGAGGACCCTGTCTAAGAGTCCAGCGATGCGCGTGTCCTTTATGTCCCCGTGTCGAAACAGTCATTATTCACCGTGTAGTAGTTTAGGTTTGTTGCTGGGTCGTGTTCTTTGGTGAGAACACCTAATTCTTCGAGGCGATTGACCATTGCCGAATGTACGCCTTTTTGCATGAGCTGTAGTTTGGTTTTGGGACCAAGCTGCTGTAGGTTCTTTAGAACCAGTAAATCCATAGTATTGAATTGTCGTTCGTTTAGACTCATTCTACCATCTTAGAAACAACAGCGATAGCCACAGGGATCAAACCGCCTAGCAAACCCCATAGGCCTGCCTTAACTTTGAGCATACCGATCTCAACCTTAACGGTCGTAAGCTCTGCACCAAACTCCGCTAGGGTGTCGGTGTGGGCTTTCAATTCGTAAAGGACCAAACGCTGATACTCTTGCCAACCATTTCCTCCTGTAAGGTCTGCTTTGTTGGCCATTACTTTATCTCTCTAAAAACAGCATATACATAGCCCTCTTCATCAGCAGGGCAGGACGAAACAGAAAGTAGCTTCTTCTCTCCACTCTTACATCGGTACTCAGCTAGAACCCCGCAGCATTGCTGGTCTAGCTTGTCGGCTTGATCCTTCGATGTGGTTACCAAGAAATCTCTCCACGGACGGCTTATAAGCTCATCCTGTGTGTAGCCTAATGTTTCACTCATAGCCGGGTTGGCATAAACGAAGTGGGAATCTTCCTCATCTATATCCTTCACTACCACCATCCCGTCTATTGTCTTTTCTGCGAATACTTCTAGTTGGGAGAACGCGGTAAGGCTGTTCTCAATCAACTTCTCCAGGTTGTGGAGGGCCACTGTCCTCTTCCTAACAAGACAAGTAGCGCTATCCAGATTGTGTTCCATCATCTTTACCTTGTGGAGTGACCAGAGCCAGGCTACTATGGCTCCTGCAGCAGAGCATGTGAGTGTAATCTCAAATAGATGCATCTTCATCCTCTCCTAGATAGTCTAAGAGATAGCCTTTAATCTCGGCTCTTAGGAGGTCGGGGTCTGCTTGATCTACAGTATACCCAGGCCAAATCTTCTCTACCATCTCAACAACGATATCTGGATCCATGATTGGAAGAAGCTCAAGCAACTTCTCGATGCCTTCCTCAGTCTCCAGGTCGAAGTCATAGAGCGACTTGATGAGTTCTTCTACATCAATGCTCTTTGACAGAACTAATGACATAATAGCAGAAGTGTTATCCTCATCAAAGGCAATAGTGAAATCTGCGATAGATTGAGGGGTTTCATCCGCTGGGTTTGCAGACTTTACGAAGGAGCCCACAGGCCTCCCTGCTTCTTCAATAGTAGGGTAGCGATGGACAAAAGTATTACCATGCTGGAGAGAACCATCCCCGCCCTGGCGTGAGCAGCCATCTCCTCCTCCATATATACATTTACGTAGCATTATAGTTTCCTTGCTGTCAGGTAGCTTCTGAATCTACCGGGGAGTTCATTCAAGAACTCTACCCCATCATCTATTGTAAGACCCTTAACTTCAAGGTCTCGTAATCTTCCAAGCAATATGTGTGAATCTGAGTCCACTTTCTTGCCATTCCACCAAACGGTTCCCACGACTTCCTCATTCTTGCCGTAAGCAATGAACTCAATCTCGTTCTCTTTTGTCTCTTCTTCAGCCATTTATTAGTCCCTTTCCGTGGTCGCACCATCAGCGTTATTGCCCTCACTCTGCCACGCCTTAAAGCCTTCAGGTGCGCCGTGGCGCTTCTCTTTCTCTATCTCCGCTGGTGACTTAACCCTCGTGCCGTGTTCCATTCTATAGGCCCTGGCTCCACGCCTGCCAACACGCCTATCCTCCCTAGCGTTGTTAACCTTCTCTTCAAGCTCGTCGAACTTCTCTCGGAAACCTTCAGGAACGATGTTGAACATGCGGCGCTCTCGGGTCTTTAGGTTTTCGGTCTTAGTATTCAAATCGACGAACTCTTTCCGAGCCTCTTTGTACTTTTTGGCTAAAGGTTGAATTGCTTCCTGCATCGCCCAATATTCATCGTTTGGATCTTTATTGAGCCTCTTGAACTCAAAGATCTCATGCTGAGCGTCTTGGTAGATCCTCATCGCAGCATCCTGCTTAGCTTTAGCCTCTTTTAGTTGAGGAGCGTTGATGGCCTCTATCATGTCATCTTGTTTGTTTTTAGCAGCCAAGACCCACGGGGCACCTGGGTTTCTATAAGCCTCGGCGGCGGCCTTCTCTGACCTTACCTCTTGCTCGTAAGTATAGTTCTCTCCTACGCCCAGCCTTGTCATCATAACATATGGTTCGGCTCTGACGTTGGCAGGATCTACGAACACTCCTACTTGGTCGAAGCGCTTTGCTGCGGCGTGGTGTGGGCTGTCTGGATCTGCGGAGTGGGTATCAATCCAGTCTACCATAAAGTCTTCGAAGCGAGCATTGCCTATTAGGCGATCCTTTGTGTAATCGCCTTGGAAAGCGTCATAGGGCAAGTTGCCATCATTCTCGTCAGCGATGTGCATAACATACTGCATGCGCATATAGGTCTGAGCTATTTGCCACTCCTGGAGGTGATCGCCGTGGGCCTGCCTCATGTCACCATAGGAGGTCTTCTCAAGGCGCTCCCGCACACTGGCGGGTATCTTCAAGTGCCTGCCGGTGGCATTGAACCCCTGATGTATTTTGCTTTTATATGACTGAAGTCCTGGCTCAAAACAATAGCCGTGGTCAATAGCTTGTATGTCCGAGAAGTCCTCATTAACCATAAGGTTCTCAACGTGCCTATCAGTGTTGTTGTGAACCATGTCCATGATTGTTATCCTGGACATCTGTTCAACAGCTGCGTCCTTGTCTGGAGCCATATCTAGTAGGCCTTGAACTAGGTTTTCGGCATCACTTCGTTTCGAAGGACCTTCGGGACGGTGGTAAATACTGTCGATGGCTGTCATGGCATTGCGGTAGTCACCCAGCCAAGCCATACCACTGGATGGTTGCTTGTCCTTAGTTGAGATAAAGGTGGGTGAGCATCTGTCGCCACATCCGCCCAGAACAAAGCCCGAATACGCAGAAGCTTCTCTTTGAATATCAGAGCCGAACGCTGCGTTACCTGGCTTCGTAAGCTTTGATCCGTTTCCGGCTATGTCCTGTTTGAACGTATCATTTATGCCTGCCAAGCCCTCGCCTGACTCCTCCATCTTTTTCATAGAAACAGAGTTGATTACTTCTCCGTTCTGGATGTGATCTTTGGCTTCGGCAACTGAGTGCTCTTTGTGGCTGTAGTCCTTTACTTTCTGTCTCGCAACGATGTTCTCTTCCGGGGACATAGTTGGTCGTTCGTTGCCTTCGTCCTCGCCTTCGCCTACATCGGCCCAGCCCTTAGGACGCCTCCATGCTTGGCTATCCTCTGCTTGTTCCCAGCCCTCTCCTGTAGGAGGGACTCCTGACTTTGGTGCCCAGTAATCATATTCCCTAGAGTCTCCAGCAGGTTCTTGCTGTTGTTGTGTGGGTTCTGGGGTGGATGCGTGTGCGGATACATCTAGAGCAGGAGCGTCTCCTCCTAGTTTTGGCAAACTACCAGGCTTGGGTGTCTTATCGCCCTGGTTGCTTGGTGCGCCATGAGGCTTGATCGTAGCGGACATGGTGCTTTTGTCAACAGCCTTGCTGATTTGCTCCTTGTACTTTAGCTCGTCTACAACTACCAGCTTGCCGTTCTTCCAGCCCATGCCTGCGGGGACGTACACCAGCTCGCAGAAGCAGTTAGGGTGTGCCGGGGGCATAACTGGACGCCAGCCTAGGTGTAGCCCATGCGTGCGGGCATGGCTAATGCCGGGGTCGGCGTTGGTACCCTGTCCTACAAGGTCCGATAGTTTGAATGTTCTGGGATCGCCTGTCTCTGAGAGATACAGGTTTTCGCAGTCCTTGCATGCTCCCCTGTTGGGAACTACGCTAACGATAGACTGCGCACCCTCAGAGGTGGAGTAGATGTCCACCTTGTTGGAAATCGCCATAGCAACGCCACGAGTCTTGGCTCTGTGCATCTCTGTGACGAGTAGCTTGCGGAACCCCGCTGTGAGGTCAGCGCCGAGCTTGTTGCCTACGGAGGTGGCCAACTGCTTGCGGGTCTTCTTCTCAGCTAAGGCCAGGGCTAGTTCCTCTTGGATGATGTCCTTTGCGGTGGCATCAGCGATGAGGTCCTGGGTGGCCTTGTTCACACGCGCGAAAGCTCCAGCGGCAGCCTCTTCTGACAGAATCTGAAGACGGCGCGAGGCGTGGAGCTTTGCTTCTCTAATTGCGAGCTTCTCGATGGAAGAGAACTTTCTCTTCTTGAGCATCGAGAGCTTCTCTAGGGTGATGTCTTTATATTCGGATTTCTTGGAGAGCGCACTGGTACGGCCAAGAACGAAGGAACTTTCTATAAGTCCTACCTCGTCCCCCAGGTCAAGCCTTCCGTAGTCCTTCAGTTCAGCTAGCTCCTCTTTTGAGACTAGCTCTTTACCGAGCAACTTTACGGTCAGCCAATTGATGTGTATACGCAGAATCCTGCGTAATGACGCTAACCGATTGTCCATCGTTTATCTTATTTTACTTCTTAGGTGTAGTAAGGTTGGCCATGCCAAATCGAGGAGTGTTGTTTGGACCCCCCGTGCGGTTGCGATCCGTGGAAGCTTTGGGTTTTTTAGGGGTGCTGGTGATGACATCCAGGCTGCTTGGCTTCTTCCCGTCTACGGAAACCACAGCTTTTTCGGTATCTTCGTCGTCTTCATCGCAGCCCTTGTCCAAAGCTGGGTTTGGGGGCAACGAGGCTTTGGTCATGTACGACTTGATTACCTCGTCTGGGTCAATCTCTTCTTTAGTGGAGAGGGACTTAGACTTGCTGACTTTGTCCGCCTCAACGTAAAGGCTGTAGTCCTTAGGTTCAACAGAGCTTGGGCGGCGGGAAGAATAGCCAGTTCCATCGGCATCTCTTTGTCGCTCAATCGCTGTCCTACCTTTGATAACATAACCATCATCCGCCTCTTTGAAAAGGGGGTTAGGGTCACTTTGTCGCAATGGCTTGGGCGAATCTTTGTATTCTGACATGTTATTTTCTTCCTAGGAACTCTCTAATTTCGTCCAAGTGGACTGAGAGGTTTAGCTGACTGACTCCTGGGGTGTAAAGAGATACTACTCCTACGAGTTCCCCATTCATGGTTATTACTGGTCCACCTGAGTTACCCTCGAAAACCGGGGTTTGGTGCTGAAAGAACTTGCTTGACTTTCCGAACTTCTCAATGAGCCTAATCCCGCTTGATACGATACCAACTGTGTACGACCAGAGGGCGGAGTTTGGGTGGCCTACGATGTAGACCTTCTCCCCTACGTGAGGGGCTCTGTGCCCAACGTGAATAACCGAGTGGGCAGGTAAACGTGATCTCTCTTCTTTTACAATCCTAAGCAGCGCTAGATCCGCTGACTTATACATCTTTATTACTTGGAACGTTGTGAAGTGTCTCTTCTCGAAGGTTCCGTCTGTAGCCGCGTAATCGCTATAGGTGGCTACGTTTATTCTATCGCCTATCTCTGTTACGCAATGATTGGCCGTCAATACTTCATATTCGCTAATAAAGGAGCCCGTGCAGAAAGCCCACTGGTCTCCTTCCTTATCAAAGAAGCTAGTAGGGGCTACCAAGGCAACCGTTGAGTTCGAAGAGTTGCCTACCTGCTTCCCTGGTATAACAGGTTTGGGGAGGTGATTACAACTGCAAAGAACGAGTAGGAGAACTAGAAGGTAACGCACATACGGCCTTTCACTCCCCTTTGAACATTTCAGATACTTGGTATTTCAGACTAAGCAGCATTTCCTCCAGCGAGTCGGTAGCTGAGGCTAGCAGCTCTCTCTCCGCTGCGTTGTTTGGGACGAACTGGCCGTCCTCCTGCTGTTTAGCTGCAAGACGACTCAGCCCTTTGCTGACGAGGTTTAGTTCCTCAGCCGAGAGATTTGTCTTGACTTTCATATTACGAACGAGTCTGGTGACGACCTGCGGCAGAACCACCACCGCGACCGGCGTTGTAGTTCATCTCTTCCTGTACGTGCTTAGCTACTTCAACTCGGATTGCCATAATCTCTTCTGGTTGAATTCTAAGCTGTACTGCAGCGATGGTACCGGAAACATAGGCGTTCTCCATACCATGAAACTGCTGAGGGAAGAGAATGCTTAGGCAAGTCTTTTCCTCGTTGTTTAGCTGGTCTACTCCGCCACCATCTTTGGCGCGGTGAAGAGCATCAACAACTTTGCTGACTGCGTATCCCATGTCGAGTTCGCCAGAAAGGTATCGGCGGAAGAACTCGTTGCCGCTAACGCGGTCGATTGGGGTGCGATACTGGGCAGTTGGGCGAGAGATCTGAGCCACTGGCTGATCTTCACTGAAGTCAGTCGCGCCCTGTCTCTGACCTGCGATGCCCTCTTGGGACTTCAACAGCTCTTCGTTTTGTTCAACGAAACGAACTGGTCTTCGGGGAAGGTTATTCGACATCAATATCTCCTAGGTACAATGTGAGGCTTTTCTGGGCCTTCTTGGAGCCACCACTAAACAAGCTTCTCTTCTTGCTGTGTGACTCACTTAGTTTCTTGGATGGGTTACTGTTTGTTTTTGTGGAGGAGCTTTCCTGCTGCTCCTTTAGCTTAGAGCGGAGCTTCTCATCGTGAGAAGGACCCTTCTCGCCCTTAGCGCCAGTCTTGGTCTTCTTGCCCTGGCCGAGATTCTTGCCCTTCTTCTTGGCATCTCTCTGCTGGCTGAGGTACTTATTGTAGTCAGCTTGGGAGCGGAAGTAACGATACTGCGGGGAGCCGTCCTTCTCGGTACCGGTTACAACGCGGGCAACGTAGGTGCCTCCTGCGTGCTCTCCGGTCTGTTCTTTGCTCTTGCTGAGCAAGTCTGCTCTAATGTATAAACGTTTGTCCATTAGCGTCTCCAGAAAGGCTTGGCGGGGGCTGTGCCATTATCGGGGGTGGCGTATGTGTGGTCGCTGCAAGGCTTGGGTGCGATCTCGCTGGGAGTCTCAACTCTACGAACAGGAACAACAGGAGGCTCGTGGGCTGGGCGGAGCTGCTCTTTAGGAACACCAATGCTCAAGTCTTGTCCAGAAAGGTCTTCTGTGGCGAAAGGAGTAGCTACTTGCTTACCCTGGCCAACGCCTACGGTGTAGGCAGCATCCATGCGCGCTCTACGGCTAAGGCCGATAACAGCGATGGCCTTCAAAGCCTTGGCAAGAATAGAGACGGGCTCAGGCTCGGGAGCGGGCTCTGGCGTGACAATGTCGTACTCCTCAGCGGGAGCGGGGATTGTTTCCCTAATAGACTTGATAAGGTCGTTTGCTCGGCCTAAGCTTTTTTCGGTATCTTTCATCTTATCTTCCATCTTGTCTAGATGCTCGTAGTAATCTTTGCTCTCGGTGAGATGGTCTTTGACAATCTCTTTGGCTTTGGCTCTGTCGTTGGTGTGTTCCATCTCTACTTTGATACCAGCCTTGAGCTGAACTGGGCAGAAGTCAGAATCGGGGCGGTTGTCGCCCTTTCCACCAACGAGCTTCTCGCCCTTGTTCATATAAGCAGCCCTGTCAACCTCTTTAGAGATTGGGCCGGGGTTGGGTGATTTAAAAGCAGGCATTTATAGAATACACTCCATAGCAGTATAACACTTAGTCTTACACTTTTCCAGGGCTTAGATACAGCTTTGGCAGTCTGGGTGTATTACTTCCCACCACGGACTTGCGCAGATACAGGGGCTGTTGGGCTTTAATGAGCTTGCCCTTCTTCTCCTGTAGCTTTTTCTTGAATTCATCCATTGTCAGTTCTTTCATACTACCGAAGAATCGGGGGTCATCAAAATGCTTCAAATAAGCAGCCTTCGCTGCCTTAGCCGAGGAAAACCCCAACATTACCTTCTGCTCATCTACCTTCTTGAAGTCAGGGGCCTTGTGTTGCGTGATCACAAAAACCTGCTCTGAGTCCTTATCTGGTCCCAAGTAGATATCTACTTCATCCCCGTCAGTACCAAGGGTACTTCTGATATACCCATAGGGGTACTTCTGTTTCGTCTTGCCTTCTTCTTCTGCGTGTGGATCATACCAGTAGCGGTATGAGCCAGCCCTGTTCTCCACAGAAATAGGCAGGCCCCGAAAGGCTGTCCTATAGGCTAGCTTACGAGTCATCTCACACTATCTTTCCAGTCGTCTAGGTCATCCAGTGCAATCTCAAGATACTTGCCATCCGACTGAGGCAGAACTAGGGACTTGCCGAAGGAGTCGCTGTACTGAGGAGCATCAACGTTGTCCTCAGGCTCTCCCTGGCCTGGGTCTCCTTCTTCGCCGCCAGCGGCAGCTTGGGCTTGCTGCTCCATCTGAGCGGCCTGAGCCTCTGCTTGTTGGTTCTGCTGCTCCATCTGCTGCTCTGCCTGCTCTGCCTGCTGCTTCATCTGAATAGCCTGCAGGTAGGTTGGGTTCATTGGCATGTCACCATGCTCTAGGTCAGGAAGGTCATCAGAGCGGCGAACCTCATTTAGGGTGAGGTAGGAAGCCACCTGCTCCGTGCGGAGGGTGTGCTTCTCTTGCTCTGTCAGCTCCTCAAGACCGGCGAAGTCGAATACGTAGCGGTCATCAATCTGGCTGATGATGTTCTCGTTGATGAGCTTGGCCAAGAAGCGAAGAAGGGGCTTGAGGCCTCGGTCACGAGATGCCTTGAGCTTCCACTCCTGCGAGGACTCAAACAGAGGTGTCTGCGAGACGCCGCCCTTGAGATCGAAGTTGATCTCGGCTGGGTCGATAAGGAACACACCACAAGTGATCTTGATGAGGTATTCCAACCAGGAACCATATTCCATGTCCTTGTTGGTGGGGTTGAGGTCTACCCAATCCACGCCCTGCTCAGACTGGAGGATAGGAGTTCTCCAGGCGTTGTCCACACCCTCAAGGTTCGCACGCCACTGACGGCGGAACCCTTCTAGCTGGTCGGGGGTCATGGAGTCGCCCTTGAAGTTCAGGATGCCCTTAGGAGCAGAGCCCTGGCTGAAGAAGCGACGGTTGTATTCCTCTGCGTAGAGGTGAGCGGTGATGGTTGTAACCAACTGCTCAAGCTCTCCATAGCCGTAGCCCTGGATGTAGATGTCAGTTCGTGGGTTACGCACACCGAAGATCATCTCTTCGCGGGTGTAAACGGTTTCAATCTGGCCGTTGATAATCTGGACGAAGTCAGCCTTCTTGTCGTACTTGCTGCCCTCATACATCTTCAGGTGACGGTATGGGTGCCTGTTAGGGTCTTGGTCCATCTCAGCGAGCACGCGGCCACTGAAGTTCTGGGAGCGCCCATGCCAGGAGTCGTTAGGGCCGAAAGGTGTATCTACCGCAGCGATACGAATCGTAGCAGCATCCACAGCCATGAACTCGTAAGGTGCGCCACGGCGGTCAGGAATGACCTCTACGCAAGTCTGGTCATACTGGAGGGAGTCACGGACAATCTTCTTGAGAAAGCTCTCGAAGTCATCACGCTTATTGTTATTGTAGGGGTTAGGCTCGTCATATCCACAGTTGTAGATGAAACGCTCCAGGTCCTTGATAAACTCAACCTCGGACTTGGTTGTGAGGTGGCTTGGGTCTTTGTGCTTGATGGTGTACCCTACGCTCTTTGAGGAACGGTAAGGCACACTGAACGCGGCTACCTGGTTGCAGCGCGTCTGAAGGATAGCGGAGATTACGGAAACCTGATGAGGGATGCGCTTGAGAACATCATAGGTGAGGGAGTACTTACGGTCCTTGAACCCCATTGCGTATTGAATTGCAAGAGGGTCGAACATCTGCGTGCGCAGTCCGCGAGCAGCATCTTCTGGCTTCAAGCGAGACTTGGCGATGTGCTCTCTTACCATAGAGGGCACAACCTGGGTCTGGTTGTTCCAAGAGGAGATTAGGTCATTCCAGTCATCGGACATTAGCTTGATACCCTCTCATTTAGAGAAGCAATAGACTTGTGTAGGCGCTCTTGTGCCCACTCGTTGAAGCGGTGACGATCCCTGCCTTTGATGGACAGCTGTCCCTTGGAGACAAGAATTGGGTCGTACTCTAGAATATCCACCATGAAGTTGGTTTCCATGTCGTTTGGAAGAAACATCTTTAGTTCTTCCCGCACGTCTTTGTTCAAAGACTTCAAGAAATCGGTAGGGTTAGGAGCGGTCACTAGAGACTTCTCTGTATCCTTATCATCCTTATCCTCTTCTTCCTCTTTCTTGAACTTGAGCTTCTCGTCAATGTCTTCCGAAACAGTTTCACCGCCGCCAGAGGTCTTCCTCTTTTGGTCGGGGTCTTCTTTGGTTACTAGGCCTGCGCTAGCGATGCCCGCTGGTCGCTTGTCGTAAGAGGCCTCGTGCTTCATCTTAGCTCGGCTTCCAGTAGTAGAGGAGGTACCAATGTTTGGGGATTGTACTGCTTTTATCATATCTACGTCTAGATACAGTTCAAGTGATTTCTCTGTCTTCATGGATGACTGCTCGACTTCTGCTCCCTTTTTTGGAGCCTTTGCGGCTGATGATGCTGGAGCTTCTACTTTTCCACCACTCAATAAGTGGTGTCCTGCGTTTACAGCACCGCTAGATGCGTAATCTATTGTGGTGGAGGCTATTCCCCCGGCTCCCGCTGTGGTTGCCGCTGCATGGCCTATGCGAGTGCCCGCTGCCATTCCGCTGTTGAACTTAGCGGCATAGTTGGTCTTGGGCTTTTCAGGGGACTTCTTTTGTGGGTCTTCCTTTGGTGGCTTGTAAGGCTTAGAGAACTCACCTGCCGCCTTCTTAGCTACGGACAATGCCTGCTTCTCTTCTTTAGAGGGCATATCCTTTATGTCGCCTTGCTTTTCCAAAACCCCTATAACGCTTGCAAGCTGGTCGCGCTTTGCATCATCCACATCAGCTCCTGCATCCAGGTGCTCGTTGATGGTGGCGATTAGCTCTGCGGCGGACTGCTTGTGCATATCCCGCTCGATAGCCTGCTCATCTGTGGTAACGGGCACTGGTGCGAGCTTGGCAGCGGCGGCTTCTTCCTTGAGTTTAGCCTTGGCTGCTTTGTCCTCGCCGCGCTGAATCTGGTTTTCCTGAGTCCTACGCTTCTTGTCAATCGCTTTTACCTTAGCGCCAACTCTCTGCGTAACCGCTCTTCGTTGGTCTGGGTCTTGTATATGCTGAGCCTTATCATAAACGGAAGCCAAATGAGCCTCTGCTTTGTCCCAGTTCCCGGAATCTGCGAACTTGTCCGCGTCTTTTATATCCAGGTTGAAGTCTTTAGCTGTAGGCTGCTTAATTGGTTTTCCGTGCTCGCCTGCAACTTTCTTAGCTAGAGCAAGAGCCTTCTTCTGGTCAGAGGAGGGCATGTGTCTCATAACAGCTTTGTCTTGCAGAATGGAGAGAACTGACTCAAGCTGCTTCTCCTTCGCGGAATCCACTGACCCGGAATCGAGGTGTGCTTTGATGGAAGCTACTAGTTCTTTAGACTGCTTCTTGTGCAAGTCTCGTGACAGCTTCTGTTCTGGGGAAGAGGCCGGAACAGCTTTAGGAGCAGCCTTCTTAGCGGGTGCCTTCTTCTTAGCGGGTGCCTTCTTAGCGGGTGCCTTCTTAGCGGGTGCCTTCTTCTTAGCGGGTGCCTTCTTGGCTCCTGCCTTCTTGGCTCCTGCCTTCTTGGCTCCTGCCTTCTTGGCTCCTGCCTTCTTCTTGGCGGGTGCCTTCTTCTTGCCACCGCTCACGTCTTGGGCGGCTGCCTCAAGACCTTGCATAGCAGAATCGTCTGTACCAAGAGATGTTGCTTGCTTTGACTCTTCAATCTTAGCAGCGGAGGAACCAACAGGACCGGACTCCTTGCCGGAAGTTGCTAACTTCTTTTCTGGCTTCTGACTAGCCTCTTGGGCTTGAACAGCCTCTTTGTCGGCTGCCTTCCCTTTCTTAGGTGGAGGAGCCTCTTCGCCAGCAGCAGTGGATGCGGGGTCTGCCGCAGCGCCCTTCGTCTTCTTAGGATCATCTTCTGGAGCGGCTTTGCCCTTTCCTCCAGAACCCATAGGTCGCTTATACTTACCATCAATGAGAGAATACCCAGCGTCGGCAGGAGGAACGCCAGAGCCACGATAAACATCCCAACCACCAGGAGGTGTTGGGGTCTTCATCTTGGTTGGACCCGCAGGCTTTGCCGAGGCACCTGGACCCTTAGGAAGGGTTAGCGGCCCATCCTTGGGAGCAGAAGTCTTAGGCCCAGCGACAGAACCCTTAGTGCCTTTACCAGCAATTAGGGGTCCATCGGTTCCGGCCTTTATAAGGTCCTCAAGATATAGGAAGGGATCACTCATTGTTTATCCGGCACCCTCATCGCTAAAGCGTCCTTGGGACGGCCTAGGGCTAACGCCCGCTTCAACAGCACCGGCTCTGCCTGGGACAGGATCAGAAGGTGCAGAGTTGATTACTTGTGCTGAGTTTCTGGCACCTTTGGCGGCCATAAGCTGTTGCTTAGCCTTAGAGCCTCTACGACGAGTCTGACCATCTGATGGTTTGCTCTGGGAGACTCTCTGACCAAGGGTGGGCTCTTGCAAGAGGGATTCGTTTATTTCCTTAGTAGTAAGGGAGCTATCGTCCACAACCTCAAGAGTAGCGGAGTATTTAGCGCTCTGACATACAAAGAACTCACAGTTCTCTTTTGATGTAGCCAAACGGTAAGTAACGCCTCGCTCAAGAACTATTTCGTCTCCTGCGTAAGCTCTCTGCTGGGAACCAGGCTCGTCTCCCTTTTGGACAAGGACGAATAGGCTACCAGTGATGATGCGGACGGTGCGATCCTTTTTGTCGTGTCGAAGACTTGCGGTAGATGTACCAGCTAGCATAGTCTCGTAGTAGGTCTCAAATGTCTTTCCCACGTATCCAGGCACGACAACTCCCGTAGGGGTCTTCTCTCGTGCTCCACCAACAACAAGGCCGCCAGCAGCGCCGCGAACAATGTCGGAGTGTTTCTTGATAGCTCGCACATTGGGCTGTCGCCTCCTGCGCTTTAGGTCTGTCATATTAGTAGCCATGGTTGTCCCTCATTGATTGAATTGAAAAAGAGACGGCAACGAGTTATCGCTGCTGTCTCCGAGCTTGTTTACGTCGTTCCATCATCAAGTAGTGATCGCGGTCGCGACCCTCCCTAGCTTCCTTGCACTGGCATGGAATAAAAAGACCCTCTTCACCACATACAGTCGCTTCTTTGTCTTTACCGCAATATTCGCAGTGGAACTTTGGAACGTAAGGAGTATTCATTTAGCCCTTGTAGAAAAACTTGGGTGGGTCGTTGAGATAGGGGGTTGAGCCAGGCGACGTTTGTCTTGGCTTCCTCTTAGAGAGGCGATTGACGGGCACAAGCATGATGTCCTCACCCTTGATGCGTCCATTTGGAAATCGTATTTCCAATCTGAAAGGAGAACCTAAAGGTACAGTAGCTCTAAGATCTTGAACCCGATTACCGTCCATATAAACGAAGCCAGACTTGGTATAGTTCTTAGAATTTCGCACACTGGTCGTAAGACCGCTCAAGTCAAGGACACGCCAGACCTGAGCGTTCACCTGCTTCTGCAGGGTGGGCCAACCTATTTCTATCATACCTTTACGTACACCTTATACAGAATAAGTATATCACGACATACTACCAATAGCAATTAGCGGATGCCGAACTTCTTCTTTACTTTGCGCAGTTTCTTCAGCATCATACTCTTTTCGAGCTGACCGACCTTGTCAATGAATAATACTGCGTCCAAATGGTCATACTCGTGCTGAGCAGCAACGGCGTCTATTCCAGTCAACTCAGCCGTGAACTCTCCCCCATCAGCGTCTATTGCGTGGATGGTGATCTCTGAGGCTCGTTCCACCCTGGTAAAGACATTAGGGAAGGACAAGCATCCTTCTTTGGTGGTAATACTGCCGTCCTTGCGGGTAATCCGAGGATTGATGAAGAACTGGGGCTTTCCGTCTACGTTGGTGATGAAGACCCTCTTAGTGACACCAATCTGAGGAGCGGCCAGTCCTATAGCGCCATAAGCGCCTAGGGTGTCAACCATGTCCTGCATCACGGTCAGGAACTCCTCTGAGGTGAAGTCCACCACATTTGTACACTTCTCACGTAGTTCCTTGGCTGGATATGTCAGTACGCTCTTAGTCGCCATTGTTCACCCACTCTAGCAGTTCTGAAGGAAGCTTACGAAACTCAATAAGATGGCCCGCAGCGTCGGCATGGTTGATACCATACTCCATTCCGCCTGAATGGCCAAAATCCTCATACACCACGGTCTTGTTGGCAAGCTTCCTGAAAACGAAGCCAGCACGTATTCCAAGCTGGCGCTCCTCTGGCACCTCGTCGTCCAGCACGCCGGGCTGGGTGTAGAGGGCGTGGGAGGCAAATGGGGCCTCTCCATAGTTTACCAGACAGTCGTGCATGCAGGCACGCACATACCGTAGGTTTCGTTCCACATCACCAGCAAAGGGTGATTCCACTATTACAGGGTCCATACTATCGCCTCGTTGGTAGGCATATATGCCTCCGTGTTGATTGCCGCGTTGATGATGCTCACACCATCCTCATTTTTGTGGTGGCCGTACCCGCCATGTATGTGTCCGCAGATGACGCCCTGTAGGGTGTCCTTCCTATCGTGGATGCAGTCCCGCATAACCTCGCTGCCTAAATGCTGGTTGACATGAGGGATAATCTGGTCAGCGCACCCATGAGGGGGTCCGTGGGAGATGATGATGTCCGTGCAGTCTGGCACCTTGTTCCAAATCTCTTCAGGGGTGCATCCGGCTTGGCAGTATTGAAAAGACCAAGTATCTGGGTAGAAGTCTGGGGTCCAGGGCACGCCATAGAAGTGTAGACCTGAACGGTAGTCAACATACTCCTCATCTATAAGGAGGTGGATACCGGACTTCTTGAACTCCTTGCGAACGTCTTCGTCCTCATACACACATATGTCGTGGTTGCCGGGGACTACCAGCTTCACCTTGTGGGGAAGGCCCTCCATCCAATCCAAGAAGTGGCCCACCTCTAGTGGGTCACCTCTACCACAGAAGTCTCCTGCGTGGACGAGGATGTCCCCTGCTGGCACAACTACACGCTTATGGTAGGTGTGGGTGTCAGAGATGCAAACTATATCAGTCATTAGAATATTCCATGAGGCATGGACTCCTTGAAGCCTGCTTCGGTGATGCGGACGAACTCTACCTCTTCCTGCAGGTCTGCGAGGTTGTCCACACCGCAATAGGTGAGGCCTGACTTGATTCCGTCTGCGAGGGAGTTGAGAGTCTTGATGACAGCGCCCTTGTAAGGGATGAGACGCTCCGCGCCCTCCACATACTCGGCTTCTCCGAAGTGGGCTGCTTTGGCTCCGTAGGAGGCTGCTCCTCGGTAGACCTTGTACTTGAGCCCGGTCTTGTCATCTTTGATGACATCTCCAGGGGCTTCCTTGGTTCCTGCCAGGAGACTGCCTAGCATGACAGCGTCGGCTCCTGCAGCCAAGGCTTTAACGATATCTCCGCTGGACTTTAGGCCACCGTCAGCAATGATGCTGATATCGGAGTCCATCTCATCCAGGGCCTGGTAGACATCCATAACAGACTGGAGGGTAGGTACCCCAAAGCCAGTCTTGATGCGAGTGGTGCATACGGAGCCTCCACCAACGCCTACCTTCAGAGCCACCCTAGAGTGGTCTATGTCCTGGATCTCATCAGCGAAGTGTACAGCGGCGGCGGCTGTGGCGATGTTGCCTATGATTAGAGGGGAGTTGTAGGTGTCCAGGAACTCCAAGGCTACGTCCACAACCCTGGTCTGGTGCCCGTGGGCAACGTCCAAACAGATCATAGTGGCCATAGCCCCCATAAGGCTCTCAGCACGCACCTTCCAGTCATCACCAATGCCAATAGCTCCGCCTGTCTTGAACTGGGCGTTCATAGCTACATCGTCGCACTGGGAGCCGATAGACTGCATACGGTGGATGATGCCTATGCCCCCTGCTGCACCAACGGCGTCGGCCATGTAGTACTCACAGACTGAGGGCATGTTGGCTGCAATGATCGGTAGATGCAGGTGTACGCCCGCTACGTCCGTCTCCAGGGACACATCCGACCTACTCTCAATGTCGTTGTAACCTGGAACCAATAGAACATCATCGAACGATAGCGCAGTTTTCATAGTACCCCTACTAAATGGAGGAGAGAGAGGGATTTGAACCCTCGGGACTCGTTAAAGCCCACGCGCTTTCCAAGCGCGCGCCTTAGACCACTCGGCCACCTCTCCAAAACTTTAGACCTTCTTCTTCTCGTTTACTTGCTTTCGCAACTTAGAAGCTGCTGATACCCTTCTAATCATTTTCTCAAGCTTGTCAAGGTCCGGTCCCGCGTTGATGGACACTGAACCGAAGTGACGAGCATAGCGGGGCTCCTTCTTTACAATATAACGAAGAGCTATCCATATTCTCTTGAAGAAAGAACGCTCAAAGTTGAGGATAGGAGAAACCTCTAGCTGAATAGACTTCCAATGCCTATGTTCCATCCCCGCATCTAGGTCAATGACCTCAAACTCGATAAGATGGTCTTCCAGAGTGCAGTTGCACTTGAAGTATATTCTATCCAACCAGATTTCGTCGTCAGGACTAGCCATCGTTCTCAAGCTCCGTTTGCCAGTAAAGGTAGTCTCTCCACTCTGTGGGAGAGTTGGGGGCAGCAAATACAAGCTTACGCATAAGCGGCCTACGGTCAGGGGTGTAGGGCTTCTTCTTTAGCTTCATTCCGGCCTCCTCTGGAGTACGGTCTGCCTTCTGCCAGTTACACTGGATGCAACATGTAACGATGTTGTTCCAGTTGGTCTTTCCACCACGAGACTTAGGGACAACGTGGTCGTAGGTCAAGCTTGCGGTTCCAGGCTGCGAGGTGCAATACTGGCAACGAAACTCGTCTCTACCAAAAACGTTTATACGAGAGAACTTCACGCTCTTAACCTTGAGGCTCACATAGCTCAGAAGACGCACCACTGCGGGCATCTTGCCACACCAGTCTCGGATTGAGTCATAGACTCTCTCAGAGTATGTAGCAAGGATCTCTACCTTGTCATCGAGCCACATGCAAATGGCTCTTTCCCACTTTACGATACCCATTGGCTCGTAGGAGGCATTCAAGATTAATGTAGTGCTTTCAGTCATGTTTGGTTCCTCGGTAGCCACGGCAGGATTTGAACCTGCAAAGACAGCTGATTTTAAGTCAGCCCGATATGCCAATTCTCTACGTGGCCTTATGGAAGATACCGCTTTCCGGTTCGCTTCCTAAGTTTTGGAGATCCGTTGCGTCTAAGTGTCACCTCGATCTTACCTGCAGCCTTTAGCTCTGATCTACGAACTCCAGCAGCGTCGTGCGCCCAAGCCCAGCCTTCTCCAACCACACGAGGCATACCGTAGTCCGCCCAAAAGGTCTTTCCATCTTTCTCAAAGACACAGATAGCGTGGCCGGTGCCCTTCTTCTTGTCAGGCTTTTGGTACCAAATGGTGCCCATCCAAGCGCGATCCGCCAGGCCTGACTTTAGTAGAGCTATTGCCCAATATAGTGCGTGGTCGTCACAGTCACCGAACTCGGAGTCTCCCGCGTTGATCTTAGCTTGGAACTTACGAGGATGCATAACAACATCCAGAGCTTGCTTCCACGGATCTGGTCGCCAGTTACGGCCCCAGTTTATAGCATCTGCTATCTGCCGTGTGTTGGTGTAGGTAGCTACCTGCGGGTGCTTTCGGTTACGACGAGTGAATCTCATAGTCGTACCGTACCACCAGGGAACAAGCCAATAGAACGCCTTATATAGAAATCTCATATTGTTTTCCTTTGGTACTCCACCCCAGAATCGAACCGGGCCACTATGCATATAAGACACCGTAGCTCAACCAGAGCTTTGTGGAGCGTGGTGGGAGAGACAGGGTTCGAACCTGCGACCAAGACCGTGTAAAGATCCCACTCTACCACTGAGTTACTCTCCCTTATCTAATTCTCGTTGTAGCCTTCCCTCTGCTTGCATACACAGGCTTGACCTTAAACTTCTCTCCTGTTTCGAAGAAGTGGAAAGCAGCTCTTCGACTCTTGAAGAACTTACTCTCGTTTGCTAGGAACAGCTCCCAGCGGTTGTCTTCTGTCTTCTTCACCGTAGCGAAGTTTCCATTGTGCTCCACCTTGTAGATGGGGAGCGGTTTCCTAGTAACCATTTCGTACTTAATCATGTTTCTCTACCCTCTACAATAACGTCTGCAATACTCCTGAGAAAGCCTCTAACCTTCTCAGCATTGATAAGATATTCCTCACGAAGACCATCTACGTCCATTACTATCTCGACATCCCCGTTCTCTAGGGGGCTAAGCGTCATAGGTCCCATCTGCAGGGTCATCTGGGGGGCACCAGATATAGTAGACCAGTCGTTGTCTCCACTACCGAACACTATATCATTACTAGAGTCTCCTACAAAGATTTGGCCTATCCCTGTTCCTGTTGCGGTTGGATAGTTTGGATCTATAGCAATATTAGCAGAGGTGGTGGAGGTTCCAATCCCCACCGCTTCTAGCTCAGATAGCGCATCATCAATATCCATCTTTATACCAACCAGTTCCTAGCAAAGCAAACGAGGTGCGGGAAATCTGCCTTTGGAGCTTCATCTTTCCACACACCGGACACTTCTTCTTGGGCTTATCGGTGATCTTCTGTTCGAAGATACACTCGTGGGCACAGGATTGGCATCTATATTCGTAGTGCATTAATCTTCTGTAGACTCTACGGTCGTGCATACTCCTTCCGGGTTGCATGCTTCCGCAAGAGCAACACCGGTAGGAGGCAGTGGAAAGCGATATGTCAGGCGGCGCTCATCGAGGTAGCCTTGGTAGTCTTCCCACATATGGTAGGCGTTAGGGTCCACGGTGTCATAGACACGTACCTCGCTGGCGTTCCAGACAAGGAGCGTGCAAACTAGGTCGGTACACCCAATCTCTGCAACGGGCGCTACACCGCTATCGAACTGTGAGTCTGAGCCGCAACCTTCTGAGTATACAGCTGCTGCCAGTAATAGGGCTACAGATGCAGCCAGTAGAAGTCTAGTCATTGTATTCCCTCTTTAGTTCTTGCCGTTGCCCCGACACTCCTTGGGGAGGTGTCCACGGGGCACGTCATCGCCATAAGAGTCACAGCTTAGTGGCTCTTCTGGGCACACAAGCGGTTCATCGGGACAAGGGACCAACACGAAGTCAACAGTAGTCTCGCAAGCATCTTCCCACTTGCAACAGCGGTTGGCATCCCAAGTGGACCACTGAATGCACTCCTCTACACAGGTTTCCGTCTCGATACGCTCGAAACAAACAGGTGGCTCTGGTGGAGGACAAACCTCACACACTTCGCACACTTCGCACACTTCGCACACTTCACAGTCGTCGCAGAACTCCTCGATGACCTCTGGTACGCACTCGTCAGTAACGCTATCAATACAGTTTGGCAAGTCCCCTATGATATGGTTGCCGTCACAACCAAATGCAAACAGGGCAAGACCTGCAATTAGAATAATGTTTTTCATTTTGTCCCTCAAACGTTTAAAAACCCCCAGATTAAGTCCTGGGGCTAAGTTTAGTATAAGTCCTAATATTACCTTGTCAATAGGACAAATGGAGCCCTCGGTGAGAATCGAACTCACGGCCTACTGCTTACCATGCAGTTGCTCTTCCCCTGAGCTACAAGGGCACATAAAGGTTTATGGGTCGAAGGTGTCGGCGTTGGTATTGATCCAACCCTTCCACAGCATGTCTGCTGAGACAAGGACGGGTCCACCAAGTATTGTACTGTTCCCTGCGTCGTTTGTAATCTTCACACCCAGATAGTTCCCGGCTACTAGATCCGTGACGGGAAAGTCAGCAGTTCTGTAAACAACACGGGTAGTCGTTCCTGCATCATCATAAACGTCATCCATGTTGATTAGGCCAGAAACCGTAGGAGAGGTAATCTCATCATCTTTGCCGTCAAACATGGTGTATTCAAATACCCAGCGAACCGTAGCTGCGCTCTCGTCGGAGTTTACGCCTTTGGTCCAGTGAATATGGAAACTAACGGAAGGCTCAACCCCAGCCACGTTGCCTGCACTAACCAGGTTATAGGGGATCTTCAGAATGCGGTATCCCTCATCGGTTGCGGGGGTGTCATAGTGAAGTGTTATGACATTTCCAATAGCCACAGGCTGCGGACCTAGACCTGGAGCAGAGACCGAAACATCCGCAGTAAGGGTTGGTTTGTGGTGGATGGCAGTAGTGCGCTCTAAGACATCAGTCTTGGCGTCTGAGGCCAGAAGACGAGCTACGTACTCGGCTGGCATCCCGGTTAGGTTCTGGGCAAGGCCCGATGTTCTATCTACCATAATCTGCTCCTGATAAGACCCTACAAAGTAAGTATAGCATATAATTGGCACCCCCGGAAGGATTCGAACCTCCGACACCCGGTTCCGTAAACCAGTGCTCTTCCGCTGAGCTACGAGGGCAAAAATGGCACGCCTGGAGAGATTCGAACTCCCGGCCAAGAACTTAGAAGGATCCTGCTCTTCCACTGAGCTACAGGCGCGTGGCGGAAAATGGAGGAATTGAACCCCGATGCCCGAAGGCACCGCTCGCTTAGCAGGCGAGAGCAAGGACCACCTTGCCGCATAATCCATTGGCGGAGAGTAGACGAGTCGAACGCCTGAGCTTTCGCCCACCCGAGGGTTCAAACCTCGTTGCCAGCCACTTAGCGGTACTCTCCTTGGTGGACGAAGAGAGATTCGAACTCTCACATAAGCTGTGTTTGAAACAACCGCCTCTGCCAGTTGGGCTACACGTCCTTGGTACTCCCACTGAGAATCGAACCCAGGCTACCTGGCTGAGAACCAAGCGGTCTACCTCTAACCTATGGGAGCATGGTACCGGGAAGAGGACTCGAACCTCCACGCCATAAGACACCGGATCCTAAATCCGGCGCGTCTGCCAATTCCGCCACCCCGGCAAATTGGTGATCCTGCGGAGAATCGAACTCCGATTAACTGGATGAAAGCCAGCCATTCTAACCATTAAATTACAGGACCTTGGAGTAGCGAGTGGGAATCGAACCCACGTTATCCGGGTTGCAACCGGAGCCCTAGCCATTCGGATTCGCTACATGGAGCAGGTGACTGGGATCGAACCAGCGACAATCTCGTTGGCAACGAGAAGCTCTACCGCTGAGCTACACCTGCATGGAGCGGGTAGTGAGATTCGAACTCACGATAAAAGGTTGGAAACCTTTTGTGTTGCCACTACACCATACCCGCATGGAGCCTTGTATCCGGGTCGAACGGATGACATCCTGATTACAAAACAGGTGCTCTACCGACTGAGCTAACAAGGCGTAGATGTGAAGGGACTCGAACCCCCGCGTTACTAGTTAAGAGCTAGCTGCTCTGCCGCTGAGCTACACATCCTTAGTGGGTCCAGAGGGACTCGAACCCTCGCACGACTAGTTAAAAGCTAGCTGCTCTGCCGCTGAGCTACGGACCCAAATGCCCCTTACCCAACGCAGCTGGTGGGACCGGAAGGGGACTTTCCATACCGTGCTCTTGACACCTTACGCTGTATCACGGTACTTCTTACACAAAGCCCCTCTCAAGAGTGAGTTCCCAACGGGACGGGCAATGTGTCTTTGTCTAGGAATATCGTCCTAGGCTGGTGGAGGATGTCGGACTCGAACCGACCGCCTCCTGCGTGCAAAGCAGGCGCTCTCCCAGATGAGCTAATCCCCCTTGTAGCGGACCCGAGTAACGCTCTCGGCTAACCTGGCTTATGAGACCTGGCTGGTCGCTTGACCGCCCGCATAAAGGTTTAATCTTCACTTAAATCGTCGTTTAGTGTTGAGTCGATGCCCCAATGAAACGTTGGTGTTATATCAGGGTCGGTTGACTCCTCTTTCAGGTATTCCTTTAGGAACGCCTCACGTTGTAGCTTCTCCACGGTGGAGTAAGCTCTCTTGAGCCTCTGCTCCTCGTTGTAGTGATCGCAGTCTATGTTGCAACACTCAACGGTGAAGCCACTGTCATAGGCTTCAGGTTCTCCACAATATCTACACTTCGGCATTGAGCCTCCTTTGGTACTACCGGGCAGAATCGAACTGCCTTTTCCACGTTATCAGCGTAGCGTGCTATACCAATCTACTACGGTAGCAAAATGGGGTGACCGAAGGGATTTGAACCCTCACCAGCTGAGACACAATCAGCTATGCAGCCTTTACACTACGGTCACAGTGGAGCAGGAGGGATTCGAACCCCCATGTATAAAAACCACCGGGTTACAGCCGGATGCCCTACCGAATAGGCGTCTGCTCCTAATATTGGTGCTCTGACCCCGAATCGAACGGGGGACTTCTGGGCTTCAACCAGACGCTTATACCGACTAAGCTATCAGAGCATTGCGCCGCCACTCGGGGTCGAACCGAGTTTTCCCCGCAGACAACGGGGCGTCGTAGCCGGTGGACCATGGCGGCTTGCATACCATCGAGGAATCGAACCCCGTCGAACTGGTTTGGAATCAGTCATGCGCCACTACATCAATGGTATAGATCCGGGAACCCGCCCCCTGCGATAAATACAGGTTTCTAGATTGCACCCCACCGGGTGACGGGTTAACCCTAACTCTGCACATGTTGCAACATGCCAGAGCTATGTAGCTGTGCGAGCAGGGTTCGAACCTGCAATCAACTGATTAACAGTCAGCTGGCTTACCTATTTGCCTATCGCACAAAGAAATATTCAGTTGTCAAAGAGGAACTATTGTTTAACATGGTCGGGGTAGCAAGATTCGAACTTGCGACCTCTCGCTCCCAAAGCGAGCGCACTGCCAGGCTGTGCTATACCCCGGTATTATTTACTATGGTCACGTATGGTTACTTGTCAATGGCTGGGGAGGAAGGGATCGAACCTTCGTAGCGAGTGCCAAAGGCTCGCGTCCTACCATTAGACGACTCCCCAGTGGATCGGTCGCAGAGATTCGAACTCCGATAGATAGCACCAGAAGCTACCGTCCTACCGTTAGACGACGACCGAATAGTTTTGTTTTCTGTTGTATGTCCTAATCCGGTGACAGTTAGAACACACTATCTCACATTTCGCCATTTCCTTTAGTAACGCTTTCTTCGATTTACTTAAACCGTCGCGACTAATATTGAAAAGTTTGTTATCTTCTGTGTGGTCAAAATCCATACAGACAACAGGAAAGGTTTCTCCACAGTCCAAACAAGCCTTTCCTTCTTTGAAGGATTGTAACCACGCTCTCACCTGTTTTCTGCGCCTAGCACGCTTGTCGGTGTAGTATTGCTTGTTGTTGTAGTAATGTTCTTTCTGAGCTTTGTTGGCACAAACACGACACCTAGACTGATAGCCATCATGCTTATTGCATGCTCTCTTGTTGAAGTCAGAGAAGGGCTTGGTTTCTTTACATGTTGAACAAGTTTTAGTCATAGAATTAGAAAACCGCTGCCAGGAAGGAAAGAAAGGAGGATGCATATGACACGGAGGACAC